TGGAATCTGACGAGCTTTACGCTCAGCAGTACCGCGTTGTCAGCGTAAGCGATAACGATAATGGCACCTTCTCGATCACCGCTGCATGGCACGATCCGGATAAATATGCCCGTATCGATACTGGCGCAATTATAGACCAGCGGCCAATAAGTGTAATACCTCCTGGTAATCAGTCACCGCCAGCTAACATCGTGATCAGCTCGTTTTCTGTGGTTCAGCAGAATATCAGCGTCGAAACGATGCGCGTCAGCTGGGACCAGGCGCAGAACGCTATCGCCTATGAGGGGCAGTGGCGCCGCAATGACGGAAACTGGGTGAACATGCCGCGCAGCTCCACCACGTCATTTGACGTCCCGGGGATTTATTCCGGTCGCTACCTGGTGCGCGTGCGCGCAATTAATGCCGCTGAAATTTCCTCAGGATGGGGATATTCAGAAGAGAAGATCCTGACCGGCAAAGTAGGTAATCCGCCTAAGCCAGTAGGATTCACGGCCACGGGTATTAACTGGGGGATCCGTCTGAACTGGGGTTTTCCGGCAAACACCGGCGATACGCTAAAAACGGAAATTCAGTACACAGCCAACAGTGACTTTTCAAATCCACTCTTGCTCTCAGATGTGCCTTATCCATCTGCGGAATACACCCAGCTCGGCCTTAAAGCAGGGCAGGAATTCTGGTACCGCGCGCAGCTGGTTGACAGAACGGGTAACGAGTCCGGTTATACCGACTGGATCAGGGGGATGTCTAACGATAACGCCGATGATTATCTGGGTGATATTGCAGACGATTTCCTTACCTCGGCCGACGGTGACCGCCTGACCAGCGATATTGATACCAATCTTGAAGCTGCAATGCAGAACGCGCTGGCCAACCATGGAACCTTTGAACATCAATGGGCGCAATACGGAGAGGTACGTGCCGATATCCTGGTTGTGAAAACGACTATTGCAGAGGTGGATAAGGCAATGGCCGAACTATCAACGCAGGTACAGGCGCGGATAGAGGACGTCACTGCTTCACTGGAAGACAAACTTACAGCCGTCGTCGATGCCTCCGGTGCTTCTGCAATCTACACCCTCAAAACAGGCGTGAGGATAAACGGTGTGATGTACAACGCCGGGATGTCGATTGCCGTGCTTGCTGAGGCCGGGAAGCCGGTAGTTACCCGTGTTGGTTTTAACGCTAATCAGTTCGTGCTGATGAGTGGCAGTAGTAATACGCAATATTCACCGTTCGCGGTGGTTAATGGCCAGGTCTTTATCAGTTCAGGTTTTATTCAGGATGGGACTATCACCAATGCCAAAATCGGCAACTTTATCCAGTCCAACAATTACGTCCCAGGACAGGCCGGATGGAAACTGGACAAAGGGGGGGCCTGGGAAAACTACGGCAGTGACGGGCAGGGCGCAAGAAAGACCACGAACGTTACTGACAGCATCAGGGATGCGAACGGCGTCCTCCGCGTACAGATTGGTAAACTTACAGGGGTATTTTAATGACGTGGGGCATTCAGACATGGGATGCCAATGGTAACCCGAATAATTACGGTATTAAGCCAGTATCTGTGGTCGGACGTATTCAACTTTCTGAGGGGCAAAACTCCGGAAGCTGGTCGTTTACCATTCCGGCAGGAATGAAGGTCGGGTTTGTCGTTTCTCTGGATAGGGGAGCGGTCTCGGTGGGGCGCCGTATCGTCGCCAGCGGAAATACGATAACTCTTGGCGCGGCAAACAGCGTTGGGATTGGAAACTATCCAGCCTCTGAATGTGAGCTCGTAGTTTTTGTGGAGAAGGCATAATGGCAGATTATGGCGCACTGATAGCTCTGGATAATGGAAATCCCTTTATTACGCCACAGTCCACACCATTTTGTCTCTACAGGAAGGTAGTGGTTGACTCAGTAACAAGCGGGGCATATCACGGTGCATCTGCAACAATAGCTCTGGATGTTTCTTATCCGGCAATGGTTTTTTGCAAAACGAGTGATACTGCTCAGCCTACTATGGTTACTGCAGCCAGATCAGGAGGAAATATTCTTGTTGGATCGAGCAATGCCTATGGACAGTCACATACCTTAACGGCTTACATCTTTGCTATTTATCCTCAGACATTGCCCAAATGGGGATTTGCTATCTGGGATGCCACCGGGAAGCTGGTTCTGACAAACGAGAGTCGGATACTGAGTGACCTTGTGACTGTTGGGACGCCAGGAGCTACGACAGGTGGAATTAATATTGACGTCACTCTGCCTGGTAGTTATGCGGTGGCACCCGCTATTCTTGGCTCCCAGATCATCCAGAACAATAACACTAAACCACCCACTATTGTGAATATCACTGCCTACTCAGGATGTCGGTTTAATGGTTCATCAACCAGAATTAATGCCGCGCCTTCGACCACGGCTACCGGTTCTGCTGCTGGTGGGACAACGACTGGGATAGCTTTGACGGCTATCAACACTGCCGCCTATGATTGATCGTTTTAAGCGATCAAATCCACATAATTGATCTGTTATATCTATTTTATATTTTAATACCGCTGCGTTAGTTTTACTTATTAAAAACTAGCCAAGGTGTGAAATGACAAAAATAATATTCGCGATGGTATTCTGCCTGTTTCTTTCTGCTTGCTCAGGTTCAGTTCTGCAAAAGCAGGAACCATTATGCGAGGCAGAAGCGCTTATTGGTGGCCAGGTTCAGTCGGTACAGATTTATGGTGTGCGTAAAGTAGCCAGTCAGACAGAATATAGAGCAGGCTACCCCTTCAACTGGCGATGGGTGAGCAAAAATAACTTCACCAGGTCGACCTGTTCAAAATGAACAAAACAAGAACCCGCTTCGGCGGGTTTTTTATTATCTGAACTCAGGAGTTTTTTATGTCGGCAGGTACAATTACCCTCACAAACGGGTCCGCTATTGTTGGTGGTAGCGGAACGGCATTTGCAACTGAAATCGCTGCAGGTGACTTCATTGTCTCTACTGTGGGCGGCGTGTCGTATACATTGCCCGTAAAATCGGTAGAGAGTAATGCGCAGCTCACGCTTGTCAGCAACTTTACCGGGCCAACACAATCCGGCGCTGCCTGGTCAGCCGTCCCCCGCGTTGCTCTGAACATGGTAACTGCCGCGCTGGTGGCGCAAAGTGCTGAAGCGCTGCGTGGACTGAATTACGACAAACAGAACTGGCAGCAGGTTTACAACGCCGCCGGAAACATCACTGTGAAGTTGCCAGACGGCACTACGTTCACCGGCCCGTCATGGAATAACATTTCTAATGCTCTGGAAGGAAAGGCATCAAGTGATGATAAACGATTTGATACAGTCGATAAAAAAACAGGAGGTAATGTAACTGGTACTTTAATGGTAACTCAGGGCAACAGTATTGGCGTATCTACTCAGGAAGGTGGTGATAAGACTGTTAAGCTATACAACATCACAGGGGATGGGGCAGTAGGAAGTTATGTAAACGCTGTGGGAGGGGCTTGGTATAACGGGAACTGGTCTCTTGGCGGCGTTCGGGGGAGTGGGACTAATTTAGACAGAGCGCAGTTAAATGTAAATAGCGGAACTGGTACGGCGGGTTCATTTTTATTTTACCCTGATGAGAGATTCAAATCATCTTCGTGTGGAGCAAATGGAGCTGGATATGGTGGTTCCTGGTCAGACATTAATACATGGCAAAGAAATATCTCATTTTTTAGGGGTAATGTTGCAGTTAATAATGATGCTGGTTTCATTCCCTTTGCCCGCTGGCATAGTCAATGCAGTGGCGGATATTCTTCAACGGTAGGGCTTGGTTCTATAGCTACCGGGCCTAGTTCGTGGGCGGATGTGGCAATAACAACACTTGGGGATGGTGGCTCTGCCGGTCAGCGTATATTTCAATTCACGACAGCAAACGGTGATATATATGCCAACGCTGGTGGGAATCTTTCCGGGAACTATATTTTCCAGAAGCAGCCTAACTGTGACATTACGCTGAAGCACGATATTAAATATGATGATGGTTATCAGTCATACGAGAATATAAAGAAATTCCTGCCAGCAACTTACGTCTACAACGATGATCCTCGTGAGAGAGTTCGCCGAGGTGTAATCGCCCAGGACGTCATGAAGATTGATAGTGAGTACGTAAAGCTGGTCCCTGCTGCGCCAAAGTTTGATAGCGAAGGAAACAGGGTTGATGCTGATGATACGTTGGCACTGGATAACAACGTCATCATGCTT